TTTAACACTCACTATAAAGCAACATTAACAAGAGATACAAATAACAAAATTCCAGTAGGAACTAATGTAGTTAGAGTAGAACTAGACCCAAATCTAGTACCTAAAGCTGATTATGATTTAGTTCAACGTGATGGCTTCTTATTTAATATGGCAAAAAATACTGACATATTTGATAGAAACTTTGAAGATGTCACTCAGGTTTTATTATTACCTTTTAATGAAATACCTGAACAAGCAAAAAGATATATAACAATAAGAAGTGCTAGAGTGTTTCACGATAGAACACTTGGTGCAAATACTTTACATAAATTTTCACAAGAAGACGAAAAACAAGCGTTATCAATTTTAAGAAACGCTGAAGCTAGAACTGGTGATTTCACAATCTTTGATACACCAGAACAAATTTATACAATAGCAAGAAACAATAGAGGTTATTAATGCCTTTAGTATCACGAACAATTCCTAATTTAGTTCAGGGTGTTAGTCAGCAACCAGAGGTTCTAAGACTAAGTTCACAAGCAACCGTTCAACTAAATGGTTTTAGTTCTGTTGTTGAGGGTCTTAAAAAAAGACCACCAACTAATTACATTGCAAAATTATCTTCTTCTTCTTTTGGTAATTGCTTTGTTCATACAATCAATAGAGACCCACAAGAAAGATATGTTGTTATTGTAAAGAATGGTTCTATTGAAGTTTACACAATTGATGGAGTTCAGAAAACAGTAGTCAATCAAACTGGTGCTTCTGCATACTTGACTTCTTCAGACCCTAAAAATGATTTTGTTTTAGTCACTGTAGCTGACAATACTTTTGTTTTAAATAAAAGCATTGCCTGTGAAATGGACACAACAACAAGTCCTGCTAAAGTAGAACAAGCAGTTTATTCAGTATTACAAGGTGTTAATAGTACACCGTATTCAATAACAATTGACGGAACTACGACTACGTTTACTTCGTCAAACACAGATACTAAAGCTATTCGTGATGGATTAAAAAGTGCAATCGGAAGTCCGTCAGGAATAACTTTAGCCAATATTGGAGACAGTAGTTTTTCAATAACTAAATCTTCAGGAACTTTAAATATATCTGCTTCTGATGGATTTGGTGATGACGCTTCACAAGTTGTAAAAGATAAAGTTCAAAACTTTTCTGACTTACCACAACCTGCAATTAATGGAATGGTTGTTGAAGTGACTGGTGACGCTTCTAATAATTTTGATAATTATTTTGTAAAATATGAAACTGATTTGTGGGAAGAAACTTTAAAACCTGCAACACCAACAAATATTAAAAATACTAAATTTCCTCATATATTAATTAGAACTGCTGACGGAAATTTTAGATTTACCCAAATTGATGGCAGTAATTACACTATCAGTGGAACTCAATATGATGTTCCTGCGTTGGGTAGCAGAGTGGCAGGAGACTTAAACTCTGCACCTGACCCTAGCTTTATAGGAAAGAAGATGAATGATATTTTCTTTCATAGAAATAGACTAGGTGTACTTGCAGATGAGAATGTAATTATGTCTAGAAGTGGAGAGTTCTTTGAGTTCTTTCCTGAAACAGTGACTTCAGCATTAGATACTGACCCAATAGATGTTGCTAGTACTCACACTAAAGTAAGTATACTACAACACGCAGTTTCTTTTGATGAAGAACTTTTACTATTCTCAGAGCAATCACAATTTATGGTGACTGGTGGTGCAACACTAACAGCAAGTAATATTTCTATAAATGTGACTACAGAATTTGAAGCAGACAAAAGAGTAAAACCTGTAGGTTCAGGTTCAAATGTCTTCTTTACTTTTAACAAAGGAAACTTTTCAGGAGTAAGAGAATTTTTCGTAGCGTCTGATACAGATACAAAGAAAGCAGATGATATAACAGCAAACGTACCTAAGTTTGTACCTGCTAATGTTTTTAAACTAGCTACTTCTACTACTGAAAATATATTGATAGCTTTATCAAGCAACGAAGAAAATGCTTTGTATGTCTTTCAATATTATGTAGCACAAAATAAAAGACTACAATCTGCGTGGCATAAGTGGACTTATGGAACTACTACTTCAGATAAAATTTTAAATATTGATTTTATTGAAAACACTTTATTTATTGTAAATGAAAGAAGTGATGGAGTTTATTTAGAAACAATTGATGTTTCACCTGCACTTACAGATACAGGAGAAACTTATCTTACTCACTTAGATAGAAAAATTAACAACACTCAGATTACAGAAAGTTATAACGCAGGAACAAACCAGACAACAATAACACTACCTTACACACTAAATAACACTATGAAAGTTGTAGGTAGGTCTGGTGCTTCAAATAAGGCAGGACAAGAAATTGCCACAGTTAGTCAATCAGGAACAAGTATTGTAGTTTCTGGTGATATAACTGCACAGAATTTTTTCATAGGAGAGCAATATGAATTTGAATTTCAATTCTCTCAACAATTTATCCAAGTAGCTGATAGCGTAGGAAGTAGAATATCAGTCAAAGAGGGTAGATTACAAATTAGAAACTGGTCGGTTTCTTTTAATGATACAGGATTTTTTACGACAGAGGTGACACCAGTAGGGCGTAATACTTCTAACTCAACTTTTACAGGTACGGTTTTAGGTTCAGGTCTTACAGGAACAATCAATTTAGAAGATGGAGATTTTGATTTTGCAGTACAATCTGAAAATGATAAGCTAACAGTCAAACTAAAAAATAATAGTCACTTACCGAGCAACTTTATAAATGCAAGTTGGCAAGGTTTCTATGTCACAGCAACACAAAGAATTTAACGGATTTCGTTTATCTAGACACGAAGATTGCAATTACTTAGCAGATAGACTTCGTTATGAAGATAAAAGAGAAATTTTAGACGCAACAGGATTAACACCTTATGGTGGATTAATTAAATCATACGTGTCCTCAGAAGTTTGTTTTACTATTGTAGACAAAGATGATGTACCAGTAGGTATGTTTGGAGTAAGTAAACGAGGTGCTATATGGTTATTAGCGTCAGAAGAAATATTTAGAATACGATTTTCTTTCTTACGAGAAAGCAGAAAGGTCGTAGACTTTTTAAACAAACAATATCCAATGCTATGGAACTTTGTTGATTGTAGAAATGAACTACATATCAGATGGCTTAAATGGTGTGGATTTAAATTTTTACGAAAAATTAAATATGGAGTATCTCAAAAACCCTTTTATGAGTTTATAAAAATATGTGTGTAGAACCAACAACGGCACTTTTAATAGCAAGTGCAGGGTCGTCTTTTTTACAATTTCAACAGGCGAAAGCACAGCAAAAAGCCCAGTATGAAGCACAGAAAAGACAGAACGAAATTGCAAGACAAAACGCTATTAGAAGATATGCAACTGAACAATTAAAAATTAGACAAGAAATAGCTAAAAGTAAAACAAAAGGATTTGAAGCTAGTATTAGGTCTAAAAAAGCTAGAGCAAGATTTATTGCAGGTTCAGAGGGATTAGCTTTATCTGGTTCACAAGAAGCATTATTTAGAGATTACTACAGAGTTCAAGGAAACTATAATTCTGCTTTACAAAGAAATTTACAATTAAACGTAAATCAATTTGAAAGAAACTTAGAAGCAATTCAATTTGGACAAAAATCTCAGTCTACTTATGTTCAACCACCAAACCCTAATTTATTGTTTGTGTCTGGTGCTTTAAATGTTGCTAATACTTATTATGGTGTTGAAGCAATGAAAGACGCTAGAGGTCTAAACCCAGACCCATCACAACCCAATCTTGGTGGTGGTAGTACAAGAACTAATATATATGGACAAACTGTATATCCTGATGGGAGTATTGGATTATAATGGCAAAGAGAAGAACTACACCAGAATTAAATCTTCAAAAAGAATTACCACAAGTTCTTTCTACTGATTTTAATTTATTTTATGAACCTGAAGCTGAACCAGTAGACCCAACGGTTGCAGTGTTTACAAAGTCTTTAGATAATTTTATTAGTGGTGCAGGTACAGATTTAGTTATTCAAAAAGAAACAAAAATAAAAGAAAAGAATGAAGCACAAGCAATAAAAGATTACAATGAAAATAGAGACAAATTTGCAAAACAAGTAGAGCAAGGTAATATTCCTAAAGAAAGTAATCCATACTACATAGAAAAATTACAAGAATTACATTTAAATAGAAAAGCTGAAGAATTTAAAATAAATGCTTACAGAAGATATGGTGAATTAAAAGTTGGAGAAAATACTAATGT